TTTATAAGAGATTTAGCTAAGTTAAAATATAGAGATAGAATATTAAGTAAAGAGTTAGATATATTGAAGAGTTTTAAGGATGTGGAAGAATTTGATAAGAATGAAGGTAAAATAAAAGCACATAAGATATTAAAATCATTATATAGAAGTGGCAAATTAAGTTTGAAGACATATAATGAAGCTGATTCACAGAAGACAGAAAAGGGACAGGTAAAGTATGCTGATGTAATAGTTATTAACAAAGATGGAGAACTATTATTGCTAAAACGCAGCCAATGGGAAGATAAATACCAAGGTGCTTGGGTAATACCAGGTGGGCATGTTGATGAAGGGGAAACATATGAAGATGCGGCTATTAGAGAACTAAGAGAAGAATCTGGTATATCATTACAGAATTTGAAGGAGAATGAAAAAATAATGCCTCCCAATTGGACATTAGGTGGTAAATATCAAGATGATGATGCTAGTATAGAATATTATGTACTTTATTTGTATAATGATGTAGAATTATTATTAGATGATGCTGAGACCAGAGATTATATATGGATAAAACGTGATGAGATAGATAATTATCCCATGGTATTTAATATGCAAACTAATGTAAAGAAAGTATTAGGATGGGATGAGACACCACAGGTAAAGATTATACGTAAAGCTATTGAAAAAGGTATTATACCTATTGATAGGGTTTCAGATATTGTGAAGGCAATGAATGAAATTAAAGGTGGTAAATCAGATGATAAGACAGTTGAAGATATAGCTAAAAAACATAATGTATTTGTAGAATTCATAGAGGAACAGTTAAAGAAGGGTATAAAAATAGAAAGAGAACATACTGATAGTGTTGAAAAAGCTACAGAAATAGCTATGGATCATTTATGGGAGATAAAAGATTATTATGATCGTTTAGAGAAGATGGAAGAAGCGGCTAAGAAAGATATTGAAAAAGCTATCAGTGATTCATCAGATATGTATATAAAAGGAGAGATAAATGATGATTTGTATAATGATATGAATGATATTATAGAGAAAGCTAAGAAAGATACTAGTAAGTTACGTAAAATTAAGAAATTAGTAAAAAGGGGTGGTAAAGTTTTTTTACAAACTTTTTATGTCAAAGACAGTAGAACAGAGGAAGAGGAGGTTATAACATTAATACCATTATCAATGAAAGAACCTTTAGAGAAAGAATTTGTTGAGGTAGGGAGATATGTTGAGATAGTTACATCTCATAAGACTTCAAAGGGGACTATTAGAAATATTGTTTATGATAAATCATTAGGTGGAGATTATTATATCATTCTTTCAAATGAAGAAGGTAAAGATGTATGGTGTAAATTCTCAGCTATTAAAGGTATAAAAGAAATATTACGTGAAAATATTACTGATTTACCTAATTTTTATGATCCAGATGAGTTTTCACATGTTAGAAGTTTAGGTGGATCATCTGATGTTAAATTAGTTACTTATCATGGTGTTTGTTATGTATTGAAAAAAGAAAGAGATAGAGACACTGGTAAAGATCAATTGAATGAAGAAGTATTAGCTGATGATATTTATAGAGTAATGGGAGTAAAAGTGCCTGAATCTAGAATAATAAAAGATAAAATAGGTAAATTATATAAAATTAGTGAATATATTTATGGTAAAGAATTAACTGGTGTTACGGATTTAGAAAGAAAATCAGCAGTAGATGTTATTAAACAAAATTTTGTTCTAGATTGTTTACTTGCTAATTGGGATGTAGTCGGTGAAGGAGAAGATAATATTTTAATTAGTATGAAGGATAGTAGCGTGTATCGTATAGATAATGGTTCGGCTATGAGATACAGGGCAAGAGGTGGTAAAAAGGGGGGAGAGTTTGGTAGAGAAGTTAAAGAATTAATTTCTATGAGAAATATAGAATTATCATCTGGTAGGATATTTCATGATATAACACAAACTGAAATAGAAGATCAGATACGTGAAATTTTAAGAAAAGAAGAAGATATATTAGATATTATTAAGAATGGGTCAGATAATGAATTGTTTAATATAATGAAAGACAGATTAAATTATTTAAAAGATTATATAGGGTTTATACCTGGAAAAGATGATAAAGTATTACGTGAAGATATGCCTTCTTTAGTTACTCAGAATTATTTTGATAATGGGTGGGATGAATTAGTGTTAGAAGGTAATGAAGGTATAAAGGACGCTATTAAAACACACATAATAGATGTTGAGAATTTAAGAATGGGTATTTATATGGATGAAGCTGAAGAGTTAGGGATGTCTATAGAAGATTATAAACAAGAACTACAATCATGTGTAGAAAAATTAGTGAGTAATTGTGAATTATTCAGAGCCACACATACAGATCCATCTTCAGCTGCTGGTGGTATAGATGTTTTAGATGCAGTTTTTAATAAAGATGGTAGATTTAAGAGCCTATTTGAAGTTAATAATAGTGATGGGAGTCCGGCTCCAGAGTGGAGGTCAAAAACTGAAAATAGTTATTTTGGTTATAAAGATGAAGTTAATTTTGATAAAGAACATAGACCAATTTATGGATATTTTACTAGTGATAGTAATGGGATCATTAATAGCAAAGGGGAAATTCCACCTCCTAATAATGTAGAACAATATGGAGATACTAGTATTAAAATAAAGAAAGAAGTTGCCATGAGAAAAGCAACTATTTGTTTCAGAGATTCATTAGGGCAAGATAGACACATAGCTTGTACCCCATTTGCAAAACCACATTTTACAAGTTTTATATTTGATTTGAAAACAGCTAGAGAGATGTTAGATTATGGAAAGGGTAAGGTTTATAGTAGAGGTAGTTATGTAGAAGCGCAATATCATAATCAATTAACTATTGATGATATAGAATCAGTTCATATATCTACAGAATTATATAAGTATAAGTATGGTGATTCACCAGTAGTTTGGAATAGAGTTAATAATACAATAAATAATATGATTAAATTTGCTGCTAAACATGGCAGATCAGATATAAAAATAAAAGTATTTTAAATATGGAAAATGTGATTGACATAAATGATTTATTACCTCAATATATTTTAGGTAATAATATAGTTATCTTAGTATACAAAGAAGATTTTGATTTGAAAGATCAGATAGGTGTTATGATTGATTTTGATAATTTAGTTATGGGCAGTGTTCAAGAAACAGCTAAATATTTAACTTATCAACCATATAAGTTATTTGATTTAAAAAATTATAGTGGGAAGTTTCATGATAAGATTAGTAGAAAATTTAAGGATACAGATATACTAAGTATGTTAATCGAGTTCACCAAAATAAGATTCGGAGAAAATTATGAATGATTTTAATTTTTCAATACCTATTGATGTAATAGAAAAGTCTTCTAAAGATAAGAATGGCAATGAAGTTAAAGAGATGATAATTCATGGAATGGCTTCAGATAATAGTAAGGATATAGAAGGAGAAGTATTAGAACCATCCGGTTATGTTACTAATTATTTTTTAAATGGTGGTTATATAAATTATGAGCATTTAGCAAAGAAGTCTCCTAAATTTTTAATAGGAGAACCTATTGAAGCTAAAGTTGATAGTAATAAGTTTATGATTAAAGCTAAGTTGTGGAATAATAGTGAAGTTGCTGTGGATGCTTATAATAAGATAATGGAGTTGAAGGAAAATGGCAGCACAAGAAAGGCTGGTTTTTCTATAGAAGGAAAAGCATTGGCTCGTGATCCTATGAATCCAAAAAGGATTACTAAAGCATTAATTACTAATGTTGCATTAACTTTCAATCCTGTTAATGGGAATACTTGGGCAGATATTGTTAAGGGAGTGCAGAAAGAAGATTATGTAGAACCAGATTATGAAAAAGGAGATGACACTATAGATTATATATTTGAATTTGAGAAAGATGGGAAGAAGTTTAGAGTAGGCAAAGATTATAAAGTATTTGAAGTAGTAAATAAAGCAATGGATATTTCTAATACTAAACCATTAATCCCTGAATCATTAGAAAAAAAACCTAAGAGTCTTCAATTATCTGAGATTAAGAAAGCTGTTGATAATGTATTAAAACATAAATGGGTGATTGATGATAATATTGAAGTAAAAAATAAAATAATAGATTTTTTAAAAAATAATTGAGATAAAATTTTTTTATTTACAGAATGTATTATAATTTTATAGCCTTAATGTTGTTATATTTCGATATTTAATTTTGCATACAATGAAAAATCACGATAAAATGTCCCCCGAAGAAGTTGATGAATTAAAAAAGTCTTTGACAGACCTTGGTATGTCAGAAGAAGAAGTTGGTAAGATGATTGAAAAGGCAATGAAAGAAGACGAAGGTGAAGAGAAAGAAAGCGGGAAAGAAGAGACTATGGAAGAAAAAGCTGAAAAAGAGGGTGTAAAGGAAGAAAAGAAAGAAGTTGATGAACATGAAGAAGACGAAGAAGAGATGGAGAAATCAATGTCTGATGATGAATTAATAGAGAAGTGTTCTAAGTTAGAGATGAAGAAAGGTATGATTGAAAAGTCTATTAGTAGGATTAAGGCTAGATTAGGTAAAACAGAAGACATTCATAAATCTATTGATGAAGATATTATAAAGTCAATATCTGATAGTATTGATAGTAAAATTGATACTAAATTTGAAGATATTCAAAAGTCATTGTTAGACAGTATTGATTTAGATAAAATTAAATCAGATATTGAAAAATCAATGAAAGATGAGTTAGAAGATATACGTAAAGATGTTAAAAAGATAGGCGATACACCTATTGGTAGAAAAGCAGTTCTTACTAGTGTTAATTTTTTCGAAAAGGGGAATTTTGATGATTTAAATGATGAGAATAAAGAAAGTAAAGAACTTTCATTTTCAAAAGATAAAGATGAAATCATAAAAGGTTTAGAAGATTTATTGTCTGAGAGTAAAGACAATGATGAGAAGGAAATTTTACAAAATGGAATTTGTGACATTACTGTTAATAAAACCCCTACAGAACAAGGTACTCGTGCTTTGTCAATTTTACTGAGAAAGAAGAATATAACTTTTGTACAGTAGTATTTCGTTAGAACTAAAAATAATCCCTGAAATGGACATTTTCAATCAGTTAGGCAAAAATGCTGAGAATTATTCCGATGAGGATATAATCAAAGCAATAATTGCCGGCAGTCAGACGGGACGTGATCTAACGGATACACTGTCGTCTGGACCTTCTCTGAAACCAGAGTCTCTTGATCCGGTGGTCAAGGTTCTGGAGAATAAAGAATCCCACATTCAATTGTGGAAACTCCTTCCTAAACAGTCAGTTTATAATACTGTTCATGAATACAATCTTTTAACATCTTATGGTGCTGATGTAGGTATTTTCATGAATGAAGGTGAAAGTCCTGAACAGACTGATTCTATTTACAGACGTAAAGCTGCTTTAGTAAAGTATGCCGGTATTCAGGGTGAACTCACTCAGCAGGCAATGCTTGTTAGACAGGCTGATGGTAAAGACCCTTACACCAGAGAAGTTGAGAATAAAACTTTGAAACTTTTGACTCAACTCGATACTAAACTTGTTACGTCGAATTCGTCATTGGTATCACAGGAATTCAATGGGATCAAGAAACAACATTATGATGGTATTTGTGAAATAAATGGATCTGTTAATCTTGATGTTTATATGAATGATGTTTCAAATATAGACGTTCGTGGTAAAGCATTAAAAGATGCTAATGTTGAAGATGCTTCTCATGCAGTTATTAATGATCGCTTCGGTGATGTATCTAAGATCATTAGTAATCCTGTTGTTTTTAATGACTATGTGAAACGCTTCCACGAGTCAAAGAGAATCATGGTAAATAATCCTACATCAGGGACTGAAGGAGCTACTATGGGTCAGAAGGTAAATACCATTATGACTCAGTTTGGTCCTACCGATGTTACTCAGGATATTTTCTTTGATCGTAGAGTTGCTAAAGCATATAATGCTGCATCCACAAATGCTAAGGCACCGGCTACTCCTACACTTGTTAATAACACTTGTTTAGTTATTGTATCTGCTGATACGAAAACTAAGTTTACTGACAGTGCTGGTTCATATTTCTATGCTGTATCTGCTATTAACCAATATGGTGAATCAGCATTACAGATTTGTAATACAACTACTAAAGCAATTGGTACTACCGAGTCTCTTGATATTACTTTTGCTGCTGGTGTTGGTACTTATGCTGCTACGGCATATAGGATTTATAGAACTGAGAAGAATGCAGCTAATTATACCACTGCAAAGTTTTATCCTATCATTGAAGTGACTTCTGCTGAGTTTACTACTGGTTATGATGGAGCAACTGGTGGTGTAGTAAGAGACAGAAACAGGACTCTTCCTAATACTCACATTGCATTGGTTATGGATCCTAACACAGAGATGTGGGAGTACATTCAGTTAGCAGCTACTATGAAGATTGACTTCGCTATTACTACTTTAGCACGTAGATTCGCCGTTGTCAACTATGGTACGCCTGTTCTTTATATGCCCGGTAAAATTGCAGTTATTCATAATATTGGCCGAGATTTAACTGCATAATAATTATTAATGGTAGTGGGAAGATGAAATACTCTTCCCATTATTTTAACAATTTTAATCGTAAAAAGATGGCAAAAGTTAAAATTCAATCAAGTGAATCTACTAATTTTGGTAGAAAAGTAATGTTTCATGAAGATGAGATAGAATTTGATAAATTAGGGTATGCAGAAGTAGATGAGAAATTAGCTGATAAGTTAGTTAATAATTATCCAGGATGGATTTTTAAAGAAAGTGCCCCTAAGAAGGAAATTAAGAAGAATGATGATTCTGTAAAAGAAATAGCTAAACTTGAAGAAGAGATTGTTAGATTGAAGGATATTATTGAAACAAGGGAGTCATCTATTAAGGTTTTAGAAGATGAGATTATAGAATGGAAGGGATTAGTACAAACTTTGAAATCAGATAAGGAAGAGGCAGAATTTAAGTTATCAGAATATGAAACACAATCTAAGAAGATTGTTGATGAGTTGAATTTAAAAGTATCATTACAAGGTAAAACTGTGGCTGGATTAATTGAAATTTGTAATAAAATGAATTTACCTGAAGAAAGATTTAAGGAATTGCAAAAGAAAGATGAAATAATAAATGTTATTCTTGAAGCAAGTAGACAATAATTAAATGAAATGCCCACATTAACTTACGTAACAAAGTATAGAAAAAATGAAGGACTCGTTATTTCTCCTCAGGAATTAACGAGTCTTTATTTTTATGGGATTAGCACTAGAGCTAAAGATGGCTCTCAATTGTCTGATTCTACAATACGTATGTATATATTGGCAGCCCAACAGGAGATTGAGAAGTTTTTAGAAATTCGTTTTAACAAGAAGTTTATTGAACAAACTAATACTTATTATAAGGATGATTATTGGCAGGGATTTCCAGTCATACATACTAAATTGCCTGTTGCTTCACCATTATCATTAACTGGTTATCTTAACAATGTAGAACAAATAAAATACCCTAAAGATTGGTTGAATACTAAGAAAGACAACGAAGGTCATTATTATAAGAAGATAAGTCTAATACCTACTGGTTCAACTACAAGTAGAGCAAATGCTGATATTATTTTAACAGGTATTACAGCATATTTAGGTTTGACAAGTTATGGTCAGGTACCTAATTACTTTACTGTACAATATATTACTGGTTATGATTATGATGATTTACCTATGGATTTAATAAATCTAGTAGGTAAATTGGCTGCTATTGGTTTATTTGCCGTATTAGGTGATATCATACTTGGTTCTCCGGGTATAACTGGTATATCTCTTGGTATGGATGGCTTATCACAAAGTATAAATACTAGTATGAGTACTGGTAATCATGCATTTGGGGCTCGAGTTAAACAATACATTGAAGAGATAAATAATTCACTAGGTAGAATCAAAGCATTTTATAAAGGTATAACACTTTCAGTATTATAGATTATGGGTATTAGAACACAGACACCTCCCAACTTGGTTGGTATGCCAAAGGTTAATGTCTTTAATAAAGAAGACTTTAATGCTGCTTTATGGGAGAATGGTTATGATGTTATATTAGAAGAAGCTATAGCATGTCCCTGTAAAGGACAGAGTTCTGATAATTTGAGTACTTGTAGTAATTGTTTGGGGACTGGTTGGGTATTTGTGAATCCTATTAAGACGAAGGCTTTTATTACGTCTATAAATCGTAATACTAAGTATAAAGATTGGTCTCCTGAGATGATAGGCACGGTGGCTTGTACATTTATGGATACAAATAGAATTAGTTTTATGGATAAGATTACTATGTTAAATTTTACAAGTGAAATGAGTGAAGTATTGTCATTGAGAAATTATAATAGTCATAAATTTGTATTTTGTACATATAGAGTAAGTTATGTAAAGAGTATATTTTTGTTTAGTAGTGATAATGAATTATTGACATTGGTTGACCCTAGTTTGTATTCTATTAATACTAATAATAATTTCGTTATAGATATAGATCCATCAGTATTCCCTGTTGGTTTTAATGGTAAAGTTAGTGTCAGATATCGTCATAGAACTACTTATAATATATTAGATATACCTCATGATATGAGGATGACAAAAGAATATAGTAATAATGGTACAAAGAGTGTGGTGGAGATGCCTATACAATGTATAGCACGTAAGTCACAGTATGAATTGGGTTCTGTTACTAATTATGAGGGAGACAACGTAAATGATAATTCTTATCTGTATTCAGATATATCAGCAATAGTATTCCCTCCTATTACTGGAGAAGCACCTCCATTGTTAAAAGGAGATAAGGGGGATAGAGGGGATGATGGTAAATCAGCATATCAATCATATTTAGATACAACTGATGATGATCCTGTTTTAAGTGAAGAAGAATGGTCTGCAACTTTTCAACAAGTACAATCAGATTGGACTGAAACTGAAGTAGAAAGTAAGAGTTTTATATTGAATAAACCTGCATTAGGCAGTATTAGTTCTAAGAATTTTTGGTCTGGAACACTAACAGCTTATAATGCTATTGTAGCAAAAGATAGTAATACTATTTATTATATTGAAGAGTAATGCCGATACATATAGGTACATCAAGTTCAAATCAACAAAAGATAAGCTTTGGAGATACACAGTATCAGAGAGTTTATGTTGGTAATAAATTAGTATGGCAGAAAGTTGTAAGTTATCCAATAACATTTTCTTCAGATATTGGTACATATTATGCACAACAGACTAACCCAGTTACTAAGTCTATTTTTATACCTTCTAATGTAACATTTATAGTTCTTACTATAAAGAGTGTTGGTTTTTCTGGGAAGAGAATATATGGTATCCCTACTTTAGGTGGAATTGGAATGACTCAAGTTGGGGATTATATCAATAACGGAAATGCTGAGATGTGGTATTTGAATTCTCCTTTAACTGGGAGTACTATATTAAGTGTTCCGAATTCTGGATCAGCTAATTTACATATTGCTATTTCAGGGTATATTTGTGCTAAACCAGTTGTTCTTGAAAGTTATAAATATAATTTATTAAATGTTGGGTCTACAGTATCAACTAATTGTGCTCTCCCTATTGGTAAAAATTTATTAGTAACAGATTCTGGAGTTATTTATACTGGAACAAGTATTAATTATTTATCATATAGTGATCAAATAATATTTATTGGAGTAAATGGTGGAGTTTTTGGTTCTTTTTGTCAAAGAAAATTAATATCAAATAATATTCTTGAAAATTATTCTATGTGGTGGAATTTCACAACATCACATACTGTTGATCATTTAGTTGCAGTATTTTCTGGGACTTAGTTAAAAATAATTAGTTAAAAACATATAATTTCGGAAGATTTTTATTAATTTTAAAGCCTTAAATTAAACTACAATGGCAGACATATATAAAAGTGTTCATGAGAATCAGCTTAGAAACAGGCTGCATCTATTACATGTGATAGATGTTGATTCTGCTAATATCAGCAAAGCATTTGCTCCAGATATTAAGAAGGCTAAAGATTCAGCTAAAGAAGAGAAGATACGTAAAGTGATGAAAGAATTTAAAGAAGGGACATTAAAGAGTTCAAGCGGAGAATTGGTTACTGATAGAAAACAAGCAATAGCAATAGCTATTAGTGAAGCTGATAATATTGAAAAATCAGATGACGCTGATACTGATAGTAGTGAGGAATCTATTGAGAAAGCACAGAAAGCTAATATTGGAGACATTCATGTATGGGGTGATAGACGTTATCGTAAGATTGCTAATGGTAAATGGGTTGAAGTAAGTGAGAGTCATGGTATAAGTAAGAGAGAACATGAATATCAATCAGAATATGCAAAAGAGATGTCAGAAAGACCGTCACTTCATACTCAAAAATATAAAGATGACGAAAAATGGCACAAAAATGAAGCTTCTAAACTTTCTGACAAAGAATATACTGATGAAGAAGTGGGAAGAGGGAAGAAGGAGTTATCAGTAGATGATATGGAGAAGTTTTTGAAAGATAAAAACTTCTTTGTTGGAGGGTTAAATGATGAACAAATAAAGTTTTATTATGAACAATTGAAGAATGAAGATAATAATGTTCAAAAATCTGTCTTCGATGAGATTCAAGAGAACATAGAAAAGTCTCTTAATTCTGTTAGTACTAAGGTAAGTGAAGAATTGTTTGATGAGATAGAGAAGTCTATTAGTCATAAGTATTTTAAACGTGAAGGTACTCCGGGTAATTATAAGTATTACTATACAGAAGAAGAATATAAGAATAAATATGAGAAGACTAATGAAGAAAATGGTAAAGTATATTTGATGGGTAAAACAGTTGTAGATGTTTTGGGTGAAGTAGAGAAGAATGGTAAAAAATATATTAAAGTTTCTGAACCACAATCTGGTCATTATTCTTTAATACCTAAGGAAACATATGGAGATCGTGTTAAGGAACTTTCAAATAAGGAATATCAAGATTTGATTAATCCTCCACTAGGAGCTTACCCATCTAATGATTAATGTTTAATATTTCTTTCGATATATCAGAAACAGTTCAAGAATTTAGTCTCCAACAGATAGAAGTAGATTCACTATCTGATTATTTGTTAGATCGTATTGTAGATGAGATAATGGGTAAGTGGGAAGGATTAGTTGATAGTTCTTTGAATGATACACGTGATGAGTATAGAAGGTCAATGTATACTGATCGGCCAGATAGTAGAACAGCTATTATAGGTTTAACAGCAAGAGAAAGTAAGTTGGCTATGATGATAGAGACTGGGGCAGATGCTTTTGATGAGAAAGTTGGTTTTGAGAATAGTAAGTTACGTCATGAAAAGAAAGCAGGTGGGTGGTACTTAACAATTCCTTTTAGGCATGCAACTTCAGAGTCTATAATGAGCATGATGGTACCAGGTATTAATGCATCAGTGTTAGACTTTATGAAATCTGGTAATGTAATGAAACAATCTAATTTGCCTGAACCATTTGGCGAGATACAGACACATCAATTACAGTTAAATACAGGGACATTAATAACGTATAAGCATAAGGCTCCTATTTATGAGGGGCTACATAGAAGAGATATTAGTTCAACCGAAAAAGAAAAACGTGGTGGGTATTTTACATTTAGAAGAGTAAGTGATAATTCAGATCCAGAAGCATGGATTCATCCTGGTTTTGAAGCAAAAGAATTAATGGAGAAAGCAGTAGAACAATCACAAGTAGATAGAGTTGTAGATAATGCTGTTCAAGATTGGTTGGATACAAAATTTAGTAACTAATGGAAATTTCAATAGTAAAATTAAAGAAAGTTGTTGATGGTCTTATTGACTGGGTTAGAGATGATTTAGTTGATAATGAACTGACTCCTAATAGTAGTTGGCTATATACTGTATTTAATGATGTTATTTTAGATGATCATAATTTTTATACTCAGTTAAGAGAATTGATTATAAGAGGAGATGAAGATAGTAGAAAGTTTGAGACGAGGCTAATGTTTGATAAAGAGAGGGCTAATTTGCCTACTTTACATATTCATTATCCTAATGAAGATGCTAGTGGTGATAATACTGTCACTATGGGGTATTTGAGAGATATTGATGTAAATGGAATTGAAACAGATTTTTACTCACGTTCTTTTATAGGCCAATACGAATTAATTATAACTGGGGGTAATTCATTAGAGGTTGTGATGTTGTATGAATTTATGGATGCCTTGCTAATAGCAGCTGCAGATACATTAACTTATAATTTTGATATATATAAGTTTAATGGAAAACAATTGATGTCAAATCCAGATATTATTCCTTATTTGACTTTCTATCGTTCTATTGGTATATCAATACAAGCTAAAAAGATTGTTCCATCTTTAATTAGAAGAGTTTCAGGTAAAGATGTTACATTTGTAGGTGACTATTATACGGATAATCAAAAAGAGGGTTTAGGAGTATCTGTAAGTATAGAATCAAGTAATTTAGGTGATATATATACATTTAATGCAACAATTGTAAGTATAGCAAATGTTTATAGTATAAAATGGTACATGAATAATGTTGAGATATCAGATCAATATGATTTTGAATTAGAGTTGACTCTTGCCACTACTGGCAGTTATGTTATAAAGTGTGAAGTAAGTAATCATTTAGGATTGATTCCTAATCCTGCTACATCGAATGAAATCACAATAACAGTATCATAATATGAAAGATGTTCACTATAATCTGAAACCAAATGAGATGACATTTGGTAGAGAATTAAATGAAGAATTACGTTCTGTTGATGAGAATTTTAAAGACTTAACACAAAGTATTGAAAATTTGTCAGGATTAAGTCTTACTGAAGATGAAGTTTCTGGTATAAATAATGCAAATGATTTGAGCGGAGATAATCCTGTAGCAACTATTGCAGACATACCATTTTTGGAGTATAATTCATTTTTAACTCAGCAGTTAGTTTCAACAACAAGCGGAGAGTTGGTTGTTGGTAAAACATATAATATAGCAGAGGTTTTATTGACTGATGATTTTAGTAACGTGGGGTATGTTGAAGCTGGAATAGATTTTGTTGCAACCGGAACAACACCTACCACATGGACGAACAGCACTGTTGTTGTTAATCAAACGGATTCTGCTCCACAAGCATTAGTATTATACGATACTATTTTTGGTATTACCTATGAACGTGTTGCTGCAGGGAGTTTTAATGCAATAAGTGATGGTAAATTTGTAGAGGATATGACAAACCCATATTCTGCAGTTGGTTTTGATATTCTCGGCAATAAATTTACTGCTGAATGGGTTGATATAAATACTATCAGGTTACATACATATCTTGCAGATGATTTGGAGACATTAGCAGATGGTGTTTTTACAAAACAGGAGTTTAACATAAGAGTACGTAAATCATAATTTATGTCAACTTTTGGAGACACATTCGGAAAGACTTGGGTTCCACTTGGCTCAAAGTTGAACTATCCGGTTATACCAGATAGTGCATTGACTTTTGAAGGAGAATCAGAATACATAACTTTTGAAAACGAATCGGAAGTAATAACTTTTGAAAATTAAACGACATGGCAACACTTACAAGGTCTTTAACATACGCACAGTTGGTTGCTGAAATTGCAGCAGGTACATTACATAAAGGCGAATCAATTACCATAACTGATTATGCCACATCTCATAATATATATGATGGATTTACTGTACTTGCAGAGGTACACACAGGAACTGTAGAACCTTTGCTTGTTACAGCCACATCTGCCAATACTCTTGATGTACGCGCAAAATCAGTATTATTCCCAAAAGACATTATACATTATAATATATCTGATAATCTGTGTGAAGATACCACAACGGCAAGAACAGGAAAGATTACATTTCGCAAAGACCATTTAGGCAACGAAACACACTATGATTTCAGGGGCGTGATGTTCCGCAGATGGAAATTTGACCTATCAGGATTCACCGCATGGGTAAGCAAAGGAACATTTACAGTAGGTGATAAAATCACTTATAACAACAAATTGTTCTACTGTACAAAATCAATCACAGGAAGTACAAACAATCCAGAAATACTCACAGCCAACTTTAACTATGTTACAGATAATCAAAGATGGTTATCATGGCAGACTGCCAATGTTTTTTTAGGCGGCGATCCTGTTAATGAACGTATAGAAATACCTGTTGATAAATCAGCATATTTTGATTTCTATACATTTTCTGATGCCACAGGATCAGAAAAATCGGAGTGGTTTAAGGATATGAAATTAGGAGGTTTGTTAACTTCAACAAGACTATCATATAATTCTTTAATTTTTGTTGAAACGGCAATAGATCAATCCTATACATGCAGTTTTGGAATTAATTGTTATTTTATGACCTTTGGAAATAACAACTCCTACAACATCTTTGGAAATAACAACCGCTCCAACACATTCGGGAATAGCAACAACTCCAACACCTTTGGAAATAACAACTCCTACAACACCTTTGGAAATGGCAACAACTCCAACACCTTTGGAAATAACAACTCCTCCAACACCTTTGGAAATGTCAACTCCTCCAACACATTCGGGAATAGCAACTACTCCAACATCTTCGGGAATTACAACTCCTCCAACACATTCGGGAATAGCAACTCCTCCAACACATTCGGGAATAGCAACAACTACAACATCTTTGGAAATAACAACGACTCCAACACATTCGGGAATGACAACTCCTACAACACCTTTGGAAATATCAACAACTACAACACCTTTGGAAATAGCAACTTCTCCAACACATTCGGAAATAGCAACTCCTCCAACACCTTTGGAAATAACAACTCCTCCAACACCTTTGGAAATTTAGACCAAAATAATGTATTCACAGGCATTGTAATTATCAAGAATACCTTTAAAAATAATGTTAATGGAAGTGCTATTAATTATAGCGGAGCAACGCATTTAATTGGTGATTATGATTGTGAGATAAGCAGAAGGGTAGATGGTACGGCAAAACTCACCTATATAAATAATTCCGATGTCATTACTGTAGTAGCTGTCAATGCGTAATAGTTCACCTTTGGAACAATGATAACCTTTTTTAAATAAAATATAGATGAAAGACATTAATTATAATCTTAGACCAAATGAACTTGTTTTTGGTAAGGATTTGAATGAAGAATTGAGATCAATTCATGAGAATTTTCAAAGTATAAATATTAGTTCAAGTAGTATAAGATCAGCTACTAAAACACTAGTAGAAGACTCAGAATCTACTATAGCAAGTTCAGAATTTGATAGTCCTATTACAAGTGAACCTAAAATAATATCAGTGTTTTCAGATGGAGAGGAGATTCAAGGGTTGATTAAAAAATATGTATTAAATGGAGATGTATATGATATAAAGATTACATCAACAGACGAGATTGTTGATGCTCAAATAAATGTTTTATGTTAAAAACTAAAGTCATGAGAAAATTTATCTTTTTATTTTTATTTTTGGCACCTATTTTTACAATAGGACAGACTTATACTTCTCAACAGGGTAATAAATATTTTAAGGGATTAGTAAAGTTTGCTAAACGTATTATTGCTGAAGATACTGTTAAAGTTAGTTCTAAAGGTATAAAATACGCAGATGGAAGTTTAGGAACAACTGGATTTAAAACTGGTGATACTGTACAATTGAATGCTTTAGTTGTTACTAGAGATAGTTTATACATCGGCAATGACGGGTATCTACACTATGTGAAGGATGGATATAATGTTCGATTGGCAGTTAAAGATAGTACAGTAATAGATAGTCCTTTACTTACTGATCTTTTAGCTTATTGGAATTTTGATGAAGCCAGTGGAAATGTCATTGATCAAGTAGGTGATCTGGATGGGGTAGTATCGGGGGCGACACAAAATGTTACAGGAAAAGTCGGTAAGGGGATTAGCTTCGATGGTACTGATGATGTAGTTCAGGTAGCATACGATTCCAGCTTAAATATATCCCCTCCATTCACCTTTTCAGCTTGGATTTATCAAAATGCTTCTGATGCAGACCCCATATTTTCAAGAGACTTTGGGAGTGGGGTAGTCCCCTATATTTTCGAGATCAGTTATGGCTTCCCCCGCTTGAGGTATTACGATACTGACTATCGTAATTTTAGTGATGATGAACAGCTCCCAAATACAGAGACTTGGTATCATTTTGTTGTAACGGCTAATAGTATAGAAACTAAATTGTATCTGAATGGCACTCTAATAACAACTACTACTGGCATAGCTTCACTTCCAACAAACTCAACCAATTTATACATTGGGCACCATCCTGACCTCTCCTCTTACTTTAATGGAATCATTGATGAAGTTGGCATTTGGACACGTGTGTTGACTGCTACAGAAGTAACCTCATTGTACAATTCCGGTTCCGGAAACACATACCCCTTCTGATATGAAGAAATTTGTCACGCTTATATTTCTCCTTTTCAGCTTAGTTACCTGGGCACATAAGTGGTATTGTTCTCCAACCGGCAGCGATGCGACAGGTGACGGTAGCCAGGCAAACCCGTATTTCTCACTCACAACAGCCTGGACTGCGGCCAGCGCCGGCGACACTATTTACATGCGCGGTGGGACCTATTCCTATGCTATTGCTCAAAACATCAGGAGCAAGGCGCATATGAAAGTATGGAACTATCCCAATGAAACTCCTATATTCCATAGAGGAGCATATATAGAAAACCCCGAAGCATATTTTGATTGGATTGGAATATTTGGGGATTATTGTAATAATCTATCTATTAAAGGTATTGAGGTTAGTTATTATCCGCAATTTACTCATTCTACCTGGGGAACTCCTAGTTCTTTTGGTATTTGGATAACAGATGCGGATACAATAAAAATGGAGAACATGAATGTTCACCATAACGGGGGCGGTGTCATGTTCAATAATTGTTCTGATGTTACTGTTATAAATAGCGATTTTCACCATAACCAAGATAGTCTTAGTGAAGATCCTTATGGTGGGGCAGATGGTTTGGTTATCCGTAATGAAGATGATACAACTTCTGTTTCGACAGTGCAGGGTTGCCGCTTCTGGTGGAATAGTGATGATGGCCTGGATTTGTGGTACAATGACGGGGTGGTTTATATAGATAGTTGCTGGTCATTTTATAACGGCTATATCCCTGGAACATTTTCTACTGGAGGGGATGGTTCAGGCTTTAAAAACGGTAGTACCTCTGTCGATTTTTCAGCAAGAGTTAAACGATATTATACCCGGTGTATTTCAGCCAGAAACCGGTCCGGAGGACTCGACAATAATGGAGCCTTATGCGGTACTACTTACTATAACTGCATTTCTTATCTGAACACCCGCGGAATGACGTTTAATAACGGTTATCCGGTGATCCGGAACGTGATAGCTTATGCAAATACGGCTTATAACACTCTCGATGATAAAACGAATTGGACGCATGATCACAATAGCTGGAACGGTGCGGTTACAATAACGGACGCCGATTTTGAAAGCCTGGATACGGCTCAATTGCATGGCAGCCGCGTTAACAATTACCTGCCGGCAATCAATTTTGGCCGGTTAGCAGCCAATTCAGATGCTATTGACGCTGGGGTTGATGTTGGTTTGTCATACTCAGGAACGGCTCCTGATATTGGCGTTTTTGAATATGGTATTAGTTATAATCCTGTAATAAGTAGTTTCGGCAAGACAGTGAAACATTTCGGGAAAGTTGTTGTTAATAATAAAAAAATAGTAAAGCGATGAATAAAATATTAATTGATAGTATTCTGTGTTTTATCGGAATATTAATTTACTTTACTGCAAGATATGACAATAGAAAATCTAATACGAAACTTAGTTTCAAGTTTTGGATTAATGACAATTGGCCTGAATTGACATCAACATTATTGTTGAATGTTGCTATTATGATTATAATTCATTTGCCTGATACCAGTATTAGCTTTGACGAAACATTTTCTAAACTGCCATTTGCATTAAAAGTTGCTGGGCCTCCTACTCTTAGTTTTCTTCTTGGGTTAGGATTGACATCTGCCTTCTATAGAATGTTTAAAGAAAAGACAAAAATAAAGAAGTAATGACCAGACAAGAAATAATCACTGAGTTAAAAAATTATTTCAGTATTCGTGATTTAGTTTGTGATCATGTATTTAATAATTTTGGTGAGAGAGCATGGCAATTTTTAGATACTGAATTGTTACATACTATTTTAGTTGTAAGAATAGATATTTTAAAAACTCCTATGTTTGTTAATTATCCTAATTCAGGAAGAGATGAGAGAGGATTGAGATGTAATTTATGTAGTATAGTAATGCAAAAGACTAAACAAAAGAAGAGTTATCTATCTGCCCATGTGAATGGTGCTGGGGTAGATTTTGATGCTAAAGGTTTAACAGCAGAACAAATTAGACAGAAAATTAGAGATAATAAAGATCTTTTGCCTTATCCAATAAGACTTGAGAAGAATGTTTCTTGGGTTCACATAGATATTTATGATTATTGTAATGGTCAAATAATAAATGAATTTGAAGGATGAAAAAAGAAACAATTTTATTTATCGTGCTTTTTATTGTTATTACTTTGTTTTCTTTTTTATTAGGAAAACAAGTTCATGATAATAAAGAGTTGAAAAATAATCAGAGAAATTTGATGTCTATATTAAAGGAGGATACTCTTTTAAGAAAAGAGAATGATTCTTTGAGAAATAGATATTTTAGAGACTCAGTAAATTTTGCTCAAAAGATAAGAGACACTAATATTGTTCGTATTAAGTATTTGATTTTGGAAGAGGGGCTAGATAAGATGTCTGTTGATCAAAAGATAAGTTATTTTTACAGCAGATTTGAAAATAAAGTGCCAGATTCTATAGAATTTAAAGGAGATTCTGTTGTGATACCTAATGAATTAGTGGGAAAGGCAGATTCTTTGTTTTTAGAAAGAGATTTTTATAAAGAGAAATCAGATACATTAATTGTAGCTATTAATATAGCTAAATTAGCATTGAATTCACAATTAGATATTAGTAAGAACAAAGAAGAGATTATAAATAATCAAGTTAGTAAGATAAATGCTTTGAACAAAGAATTATTAATAGTCAACGAAGATAGAGATAATATAAGTAAAAAGTTAAAACGTAACAGAAAGATAGCTATAATTAGTACTACTGGGTTAATATCGTTAACATCTTTATTAATATTATTGTAATGGCTAAGAAAGTTACACAAGTATCAGAATTAATGTTGATTTGTCAACAGGCATGTATTTATTTTAAATTATCTGAAAGATATAAAAGAGTGATGTTAAAGAAATATTCAGATTTATTTATGACTACTAGTAATTGGGAAACATTGTTTAGACAAGAAGGAGCAATTAAAATATAAATTTTTGTTGAAATTATTATTTTACTAAAATATTTTATAATTTTATAAAATGAAATTTCGGTATAAAATAATACCAAGAAGAGATGTCAACTAAAGTGCGTTTTGGTAATAAAATCATACAACTTCCTGGATCATATTCCAGAATCATATCTGGCCAAAATAATCCACCTAGAGATTTAGATTATGGTGTTTTATTGATTATAGATAATAATGATTTGAATAGTACAGTAACTAGTAATGGTATTATGGGCGGTGCTGGTGTAAATGGTGAATTAGCACAAGGGAAAGATACAATTTATACTCTTAATGATATTAAAGAGTTTAGAGATTTTGTTGGTCCAGGTTGGTGGTGGAAAGCTGCTGAAGGGTTATTTAATCCTGATGGTAGAGGGAATGGAGTTAGTAAAGTTAAGGTAATAAAACCTGCAACAACTACTGCAGCTAACTTAGTATTTACTGCTACTGGCGGTGGAGCTGCTGGTGGTACTTTTGCAGTTAAGACAAGAGATGAATCTACTTCATCCAATGGAGTTTCAAATGAAACAAGAGCACAAGGGTCTGTAACTGTTACATCAGCAGGTGCTACATCTGATAAGATAACTATAAAAATATCTGGTATTACTGTAGCTTCATATACAA